TGGCAACTGGCAGGAAAGTGCCAATCAGATGCGTGATTCGAGGTGGCACAAGCAGGTGCCAAATCGGGCGGAGCGTTTATGTAAACGTATGGAAGAAGTTACAGTTTCATAAACTTCTTGGGTGTTCTGTTTTTAAGATCCCAGGTTCTTTTGTTGCAATACTCACAGCAGTATTTTTTTAACTGATCTCGTTTGGTCTTGATATCCCATGCTTCATTGCATCCGTCTCTTTCACAAGTCTTCTTAATGTTTGTTATTGTCATCCAACCTCTCCCCAATTATCACCTAACTCCTGGTCAACTTTACTTGGAACTTTCAATTCAAGACCCGTTTCCATAATCTCCTTGATCCTCGATGCCTGTTCCTCGGACTCTATACCAAAACATAATTCATCATGCACAGTGAGCATTGGAATAAATCCTTCTTCGTAACAGTCAACCATAGCTTTCTTTGTCTGGTCTGCTGCACTGCCTTGTATCAATCTGTTCAATGCTTTGTATGTAAATGCCCTTCGTATACCTGGACCATATTCTTTTTCAGCCTGTTCTTTTTTCATAGGCTTCTTATAACCAAAAGAACGTGGCTCCCACATATCAAACCTACACTTCCTACCAAGTATTGTTCTTATCTGGCCGTACTTTGATGCTCTGGTTGATACAAAATCTGCCAGACCTTTAACAAAAGGTACCTTTCTGTGATAGTTATCTAGAAGATCTGTTGCTTCTTCTACTGTGATATCAAGAGTGTTTGCTAACTTTGCCTTACCCATACCATACATGATACCTAAGTTTACAGTCTTAGCCTGTTTTCTACCTATGCCTGCCATATCAGCTACCATCTGATGAAAGTCTGCATCCTCTTCGTGGTACTGCTTGACAAGTTCATCAACAAAAGGATGTCGATCCTTGATACTGGCACAGTAATGAACAAGAAGTCTTGGTTCCTGACTAGAATAATCAAAGCTTCCCCACTTCTGTCCTTCTTCTGGTATAAACAACCCTCTAATCAAAGCTTTTATTTCTGGATCCCTTGCAGGTATCTGCTGTAGATTTGGGTTTGAAGATGAGAAACGTCCAGTAAGTGTACCGCCATCATCTGAACGAAGGGGATGAAACTCACAATGTATTCTGCCTTTGTTCTCATGTCGTAGGATACTTTCAATAAACGTACTGTCTGCCTTATCAACTTCTCTTAATCTTAAAATCTTTGCAGCAATCGGATGCTGACATGTTTGCAGAAAAGCTTTTGTAAAAGACGGCTGATCATTGTTCTCTGTTCGCCCGTAGGGGACATTGTAGTGGTCAAATATCTTCGCTAGGCTTGATGCTACCCAGGGTGAGATAGTTATGCCTGTATCTCTTTTAATCTCGTTTACAAAGACCTCTTTCATTTTACCTAGTTTGATCTTGGTCTGTTCTGCTTTATCGATGTCAACACGCACACCTTTAATTCTCATATCCATCAACAGCGGTGTTAGTTTTTGTTCCAATTCAAATATGTTTGTCAGTTCCTGCCGTGATAATTCAGTCTCGAACCTCTGCCATAGTTTTAAAGTCATCACTGCATCTTGTTCAGCATATGTTCCTACATACTTTGAAGGTAGTTTCCACATATCTTTCTTAGGATCGATCCCCCAATCCTTGGCTGCCGCACGAAGAATCTTTTCATCTTTGCGCATATCAATGTATTCACGTCCCAGATTCGTCAGTGCATAGGAGAATTTATTTTCATCAATCAAAGGCGCAGCTATCATCGTATCGATTATCTTACCTTCAACCTTGATCCCTGCCCAATGGAGCCACCCTAAATCATAAGGCGCATTGTGCATAACCTTTGCTACATTTGGTGTAGACATCTGTTCCTTGATCCAGGACATAACTTTATCAAAGGGTAGATTACCACCGCCTTTATGTTTTATAGGATAATATCCAGAGAAGTCTCCCGCAGCCACCGCAATGCCAACAATAAACCCATCATTCCTTACCCACCCTGGACCGAGTGTCATAAGATTTGGATCACATGTTTCAAGATCAACAGCTATGTATTTACAATCTGTTAAATCTGGAAAGATTGAAGGAGGATACCATTCAATCTCTAGGATATCCATTTCTATACGTTCTATAAAACTTATAGTGCTATTCTGCTTTCTCATCATTCTCTCCTCCTAGAGCAGCGTAACCACAGATATCTATCCAGGAGTCTTCGTGGTCTGGTGTCTCAATTAGTCTTGATATTTTAACTGCAATCATACATGCATAAACTTGCTCAACTGTAATATCTTTATCTAATATCGGTGCCCAGAGATCAGCTATCCTTTTGTGGTTAAGATAGGCATCCCCATAATCGATTGCTCTTTCTCCACTAATCAATACTTTTGCTTTGTCTAAGATTTGTTCTCTCTTCATACTCCACACATTCCATCACATTCATCTAGGAAGGAAAGCTGTCCTTTGTCTTCCAAGGTATCAAAGTCAACTTCATCGAGAGGCTTGAGTGTTTGATGAACATATTGATCTAGATCTTTTTGATTTGCTTTTCTAATCTGTTTGTCAAAGTCAATAGCTTCTTGAAAACTTTCTGGATCATTCTTTCGCATGTCTCTCCAAAGATCATTGCTATGATATGGACATCCAATACAAGCGGACTTAGCTAACTTTCTTCCAGGATAATGTGTATCAAACCATTTTAAACAATCTCTTCGATTCATTCTCTTCTCAATCAAAGGCCATCGATGCTTTATATAATAGTCTCTTGAATCTTTAATCCTCTGCATCTCATCTAAACTAATACCGATCCATGACTCACAGACCAGATCCTTTGCTCTTTGCCTAGGTTTTAAACCCATGATAATACGAATCTTTTTTCTTATAGGCTCTAGTTTGTAATCATTGGTGCATTGTCTTCTGCCAATCCCATGCTTTGTAAAGAAAGGCATTGTTACAAAGTTTGTTCCTCTTTTGTTTTTACCTGCTACAGCATGTTCTTTTATGTTCCCTTCTGATACTTTGTATACGGGAAAAGGTAATTGCTTTTCCAACCAATCAAGATGTTCATATACATCCTTTGGTTCCCATTGTGTATCAGCAAAGATAGCAGCCTCTGGCATAGGTGTTAGTTCTCCCTTTGCAGCCATTAGCGCCATAACAGAGCTTTGCACACCTGCACCAAGACTTATGACCCGTGAACTTGCATTTTCTATTTGTTTACTAATCATAACTCATATTTAAATTTAGAAGGTGTATCGATAATATGTAAGTTATGACGTGTCCTTGTAACTCCCGTGTAAAAGACTCGATGCTCATCATCAAACAATTTTTCATCAGTGGTTGCCGTGGGGTAAGATTCTGTCAATAATATTATATTATCATCCTCCCCACCCTTCATTGCATGAATGGTTGATACGTTTATTCTTGGTTTATCGAGCATCTCACCTCTTATCTGTAAACTTTTCATGTAGGCTTTATCGTCTCGAGAAACATTTAAAACATTATAAACATCCATGTCCTTAGATGCAAGTAAACCATAGTCTTTAACTAATTGATCATATGTAAAGAACAAATCATCTTCTAAATAATCAAACTGTTTACTGACACCCCACTTAACCATTGGATTGTTACCTTTTTTCGGCAACATCTTGTATAAGTTTTTAATATCTGTAATAGGTACTGGCTCATCACAGATAAGCTGTCCCCATAAAGCCATATTAGTTAGAATGTTTTCATCAATGCTTGGAACACCATATCGATTGAATAGATAACCATCCTGCCGTAATGATTCTGCTATACCCGATACAAGACGATTTGTTCTTGCCATGATTGTCCACGAACCTTGATCTATGTTTGGTTCTCTCCAATCCATGTGATATTCTATATTACCTTCTTTATCTGTAGGCTCCCAATCCTTCGGCTGCCGAACCTCGATCTTTTTAGATATTCTATTTGCAAGTGCATGAACTTTTGAAGGGACTCTATAACTTTGACCAAGTATCTTTCTATCAGGACAAGCATGTATAAAGTTACCAACATCAACACCATTCCATCGATGAATACATTGATCATCATCCCCCGCATACCAAACCTCCTGGGAATGATTCTTCATCAACGTAACTTGATCCCACTGCAATGGTGTAAGATCCTGCGCCTCATCAACAATTAGAAGTTCTAACTCTGGAGAACTGCCACCCTTTACAAATAAATCAATCATATCTGTAAAGTCATACTTGTTGTTTTGCTGTTTATAATCTTTGTATGTTTCGTCTACCTTTTTTAAAAAAGGAAAACTTAGACCATAATCTCTCACATCGTTATACTGTTCAGCCAGAGATATCTTACGCATAGTAGCTCGTCCAATAACCTCAAGATACTTATTGCCTTTGTTGAATGAACTTGTAATCAAACCATCACTCATTGAAGTTGCTGTGTTGCTATCAAATGTTAAACCTAGTTCCTGACCTAGCTTGTTGAAATCATACTTTGTCATCATGTTTTCATCTTTCATACCAAGCCACTGATAACCAATTGAATGCAAAGTTCTAAACCAGGGTATCTGTTTAGGTGTCAGATCTTTTGATATCCTATCTCTTGCCTCCATAACAGACTTCTTAGAGAATGATACAAAACCTATTCTTTCTGGGTTTCCGTTGTTCTCAAGATGTTTACGAACTATATCGATTAAAGTGTGAGTTTTACCACAGCCT